GCTTTCTAAGTTCGACGGCATTATCGCTGCGCGGAGCATCTTTCCAACATGCTGGTTTGATGCGGCAAGATGTGAGAAAGAGTTACTTCACGCACTTCGCCATTATCATTATGAAGAAAACTCAGTGACGGAAGTGCTGTCGGCGGAGCCAGTGCATGATTGGTCGTCACATGCGGCAGATGCGTTTAGATATATGGCGATTGCGTCAAGTGAAGGTGCGACTGACTCTAAGGCTCGACGAGTAGCCGGTGCGCTGAAAAAGCATAGCGGTTTAATGGGGCGTATGCAGGAATTTGGCGAAAGCCTTGGATGGTTGGGATAACAAATGTCAGAACCTACAAACGAACAACTCGGCAAATTTCAGAAAATCTTCAAGCGAGCACAGGATCGCTTTCGGCGCTGTGAGGATTGGGAAAGTTATGCGCGGAGGCTTTTTCTTGACGATTTGAAATTTGCGAACGCCGACCCTGACAATAAATATCAGTGGCCGACAAGAATGTGGAATGACCGGCAGCGCGACGAGCGCCCGGCACTAACGATCAACAAAACTCGCCAGCATAACCTAAACATCATCAACGATGCAAAGATGAATAAGCCCGGGATTAAATATCGGGCTGCGGGAAATGGGGCGACAGCAGAAGCGGCGCGGATTTGGGACGGCATTGCGCGACACATTGAATATCAGTCAAATGCTCCAGCGCATTACGATGTGGCGACCACTTTCCAAGTTACGGCAGGTATTGGATTTTTGCGGGTTGTGACGGACTATGTAAGCGAAGATAGTTTCGACCAAGATATTTACATCACCTCAATCCCAGATCCTATGACGGTTTACATCGATCCGGACGCAAGGGCTCCGGCGAAAGAGGACATGAGATTTGCCTTCATTTTTGAAGACATGCCGAAAGATGTTTTTGAGAAGAAATATCCGCAGTATGTGAAGTATATGGGAACGGAAGGTCTGGTCGGTGATCGCGGTTGGCGGGATGATGACCATGTTCGAGTTGCGGAGTATTTTGAGGCCGAAGACGTTGAAGATGAATTGCTGATGTTTGACGGGCCAGACGGTCAGCCGATGACCCTTCTGGCTTCTGAACTTCGCAAAGTCGATCCAAAAAGCAAAGTCATCGACGATCCAATGACCCGCAAGCGCAGTGTTTCAAGGCGCGTGATCCATTACCATTTCATCATCGGCACACATATCGTTGAGTCAGAAGAAAAGATCTGGCCGGGAAAAACCATTCCGATCATTCCAGTTGTTGGTGAGGAAACAATTATTGAAGGGCGGATGGATCGTAAAGGCCATACCCGCGCCATGAAAGATCCGCAGCGTATGTATAACTACTGGGCGTCAAGCGCGGTGGAATACGGAGCCTTACAGTCTAAGACCCCTTGGATTGTAGGAGTAGAAACCGTTGAAGGATTTGAAGAATACTGGGCGACGGCCAATCGTCAAAACCATGCGTATTTACCTTTTAAGTCTGTTGGAGATGATGGAAAGCCTCTTACTCCTCCTGCGAGAGTAGAGCCGCCTGTTCCTTCGCCGGTTGCGCTAAAAGGGATGGAAGTTGCGGCGATGGAAATGCAGATGGTTTCGGGGCAATACGAAAACCAGATGGGCCAGCAAGGCAATGAACGGACGGGAAAAGCGATTGCGGAGCGTCAGCGTCAGGGTGATCGTGCGACTTATCATTTCATTGATAATCTTGCGATTGCTGTTCGACAAGTGGGTAAGATCGTTTTGGATCTGGTGCCGAAACTTTACGACACGAATAGAATTGTGATGATTTTGGCTGAAAATGGTGAGAGTTTGGAGGTCAAGCTCGATCCAATGTTGCAGCAAGCGCATATGCTGGAAGTGAACGAAAATAATGAGGTCATTACGCGGATTTTAAATCCTGCTATCGGCCAATATGAAGTTCAAGCAGATGTTGGGCCGGGATATGCTACAAGGCGCGAGGAGGCGTTTAACGCGCTCACATTAATCCTCACGCAAGCACCAGCACTCACAAGCATCATCGGCGATATTATGTTTAGAGCCGGTGACTTCCCGATGGCGGATGAAGCGGCTGAAAGACTAAAGCGTATGGTGCCGCCACAAGCACTTGGCCAAGGGCCTACGCAAAACGAACAAATGTTGGCGATGCAGGTTCAACAACTCCAAGGGGCTTTGAAGGCTACGATGGACGAGTTGGCGAAGGAAAAAGGCAAGACGCAAGCACGGCTCGAAAAGCGCGAAGTCGAAGTTTACGACGCGATCACCAAGCGTATCGATGTGGTTGGAAAGCAGGGGCTGTCGGCCCTTCAGTTGGCCAAGCTGCAAGACGACGTTGTGCGGGAAAGTGAAGAAGTGCCGATTAGCGACACTTACGAAGGACATGAACAGCAAGACTCTACGCCCGGGGCTCAATATGCTTCGCAACAAGAAAATGGTATGCTGGAAGATCACGAAATTCCGCCGGGAGGCCAAAGAGGTCCTGACGGCCACGTTTACGCCCCTCATCCAGAAATACCCGGGATGATGGCAAGAGTTACGAGGAGAATTTAAATGGCCCCGCGCAAGACCCTACAACAAGAGGCTATGGAAGCTGGTGAACGGAATGTGGTGCCGGGGCAATCTTGGCTGACCGCGCTTATTCGCGGTATTGGTCGGGAGATGCAAGGTTCGCAAGGAACGCCTTTCGGACAGGCGACACGCGAAGAGCTTGGATCGCTTGGTTATGAACAAATGCTCCGGGAACAATTCCCAGAGGAGTTTGCTAGAGGGCGTTTGTATGGCTCGGAAATGTTTCCGACCGACATTGCTTCGTTTTACGCTGCGCGCCCGGGTAGATCGACTTTTGCGCCCGCAATGATGGCTGCGGAAGGCCGGTCGGCCCCTATGGCCCTCGAGGCTCCTGCGGCCCGTTTGGCATATACCCCGGTTGCGGAAGCGCCGGTTGCGGCTGCGCCAAGAGGATCGTTTGACGCAAATATGATGGCGGCTTTTCGTCGGGGTGAAGTTGGGTCACGGCCAGCTGGTCGCCCACAGGCTTACCGTCCGGAAGACTTTTTAGCCATCGAGCAAGGTCCATTTGCACAAAGCCCGAACGCTTTTGAGGGCAACATGGTGTTGGCGCAACGTCGCGGAATGCCGAGCCCGTCACCTGCAAACTATGATTATCAAGGCCCTGCTACTCCAGGCCCTGTTACTAATCGACCTGTAAGCGGGTTTGATCGGAACATGCTGGATTGGGCAAGATCCGGACGCACACCTCCGGGCCGCACTGGCGCATTTCGTCCAGAAGACTTTGCGCCTTATAGCCCAGAAGAAATGGGGCAAGGCGTGGCGCTGCGGGGCCAAACAATGCCGATGGCTCAACGGGGCGGTGTTCCTGCCGTTCGCAGCGGCTTGCCAACTTTTGCTCAGAACGAGGGCATTCCTTATGGCGAATTCCGCGATGTGACGGGTAATGTGCTGACAGGCCCGGCAGAGGCTGCGGCTGCGAGAGGTGGCATTCCTTACGGTAAAATTGCAGCTGGCATGGCGGGCGTTGGTTTGCCGATGATGGCTGCGTATTACGGTGGTGGGCAATATCCAGAAGCTGGAGTTCCAGCCATGGACACAACTCGCGGCGCACAACCACTTCCGCCGATTGATATTTATGGGCGACAAGCGCCGATGAATGGTGTGATGGCTGCACAGGCAACACCTAGAAGTGCGCCGGGAGCAAAAACTGCGCGGGCCGGACAGAAGGCTGCACCGATGCCTCCGAGACGGCCAGAGGCAGCGGCTGAACCTGCGTGGGAAGGTAACATAAATTACCATGTTACCCGCGCGATTGATGCGCTTTTAGGGCAGAATGAAGCGGAACGCGGTCGGCAATACCAGCAGTATTACGAACAAAATCCGTATTAAGGGGCACGATATGGCGGGAGTTCAATACAATTACGAGCCAATTGATCCTCATGCGATTGCGGATTACTTGAACCGTGATTATTACAACCCTGCCCCACAAGGCGGCATTCCGCTGCCTCCACGCCGACCCATCGACACCTACGGACACGGCGGGGCCGATCTGCAGTATAGCCCCGCAGATCAACGTGCCTTGAATGCTGCGTATCGGGCGCAAAGTTGGGATGAACAGGGGCGGAATTTGGTGCCTGCGGCTATGCAGGCCTACGTTGGAACGCGGTTGTATCCTGACGAATATCAAGAAATTACGCAAAGAAATTTTGGGCCGTCCGAAACAAATGCGCTTCGTCAAGAGTTTGATCGCCGAGCCTCGAACTATTACACAGGTGGTTTTGGGGCTAACCCGCTGCAAGGATTTCAACGGGGGCGTATTCCGGATGTAAGTCAATTCGTGCCGTATGATCCGGCTAATGTTCAGCATGTATCGCCGTATGTGCAATATTCACAAACCGTTGTGCCGGATGTGCGGATGTCTGGACCGGAAAGTATGTTTCAAGGCATTGCTCCTTTTACGAGGGGTGCGTATTACAAAGAAACGCCAGAGGGCATAAGGATGAGGAACACCTATACCTCTCCTTTTGGGCAAAGAGATATTAATGTGTTGTTACCTATGGAGCCAAGATGAGAGAGCCTTTGATTAAACTCCCCGGAAAAGGGGCACATGCGCATAAAATGGTAGCCGAAACTGCGCAAAAGATGGCGGAAGAAGTGTATGAAAGCTGGGCGTCTAAGAGCGACCAATTTTATGCCGAGCATCGGGACCTCAAAACCTACGTAAAGTCTTGTTGGCCTTTGTATTTAGATGCCGCTAGAGCCACTCTGGCTCAATTGTTGACAACAAATATCGCTGATACCTTGAAAGATCAGATCCACGATGCTTTAGTGAAAGACGCGACATTACGTCGAGGGCGTGAGGGCGTCCTTCAAATGAAGAAGGGTAAAGGAGCCTAATATGAAAACATTTTACGAAACTATTTTGCGACAAGCTGAAGGGGCGGCAGAGGCTGCACCTGCTGAAGCGCCTGTTGCTGCCCCACCTCCTGTTGACGAGGCACCTGCACCAGCAAGTGTTGAAGGGGAAGGAGAGGCTCTCGGTAAGGCCTCTCCGTCTCCTTCAGATAGTGAGTCACGCCCACCACAGGGCCTTTTAGATCGTATTGGCCAGTTGACTCGTCAAAAGCGTGAGCTTGAAGAACGACTGCAAGCGATGGAAGCTCCGCAGCAGCAGTATTACGACGCGCCGCAGGCAGCAGGCAGCGTTGATCCGAAACAAATCCAGATGGAGATTTATCGTCAGGCGCAAGAACTGGCGAAACAGAATGAATGGAAGAATACAACTGACAAGATTTGGAATGAAGGGCTTAGTAAGTATGGCGATTGGGCCCCGCAGTTAAATAATATGGCTCAGATTTTGGGCGGTATTCCTACGACCTTGACAGAGGCTGCTATTGAAAGTGGTGCCCCGCATGAGGTATTATACCATTTGGCTAAGAATGTTGATGAAGCTGCCAGAATTGCGCTCCTTCCACCCACAAGACAGGCTGTGGCGGTTGCAAAGTTGGCGCAAAACGTCAGCGCACCACGAAAGGTAACGTCGGCTCCTCCGCCGATTTCACCAAAGGTGCAAGGAATTGGAAGTGCTCCGGCGTCACTCGACGATCCGAACATTTCCATGGAAGAATGGGCGAGACTTCGCAATGAACAAGCGATGAACCGCCGAAGAAGGTAGGTGAGGGGCCTTAAACCCTCTCCCTTTCTGGTCGCAGGGTTAGCGATCTGGGTTGCCTGACAAGAGACGGTCGCAGGCTCCGTCAAAGAAGCAAGGGACTCCCCTTGGATTTTGGCATTAGCGAAGCGCATGGTGCGCTCAACCCAAAGGACGAAAGATGTCTAATACACTCTTAACTATTAACATGATCACACGCGAAGCTGTTCGCTTGTGGGTCAACACCAACTCCTTCCTACAGCACATCGACACGCAGTATGATGACCAGTTTGCCGTAACCGGCGCGAAAATTGGCCAGTCATTGCGCGTCCGTCTGCCGAACGATTACACCGTCCGGACCGGTCCTGTAGCTCAGATCCAAGATACGGCGGAAACCAGCACCACGCTGACCCTCGCCACGCAGAAGGGCGTTGACGTTTCGTTCAACTCCGTCGAGCGCACGATGTCTTTGGACGACTATTCGAAGCGTATCCTTGCTCCTGCCGTCAACAACCTTGTTGGTGCAGTTGCAGCTGACGTTATGTCAGGCGCTGAACCTGGCGTTTCAAACCTTGTCGGCAACTTCGACGCTGCCGGTAACTTGCTGAAACCAACGCTCGAGACGTTCTTGAACGCGAAGGCGCTGTTGAGCTTACGTTCGGCTCCAACCGACAGCCGTAAGTTCATCCTCGATCCTGTCACGATGGCAAGAACAGTTCAGAACTTAACTGGCCTGTTAAACCCAGCGACAGAGATTTCTGAGCAGTATCGCAAGGGTGAAGTTTATAACGCAATCGGCTTCGACTGGTTCGAAGACCAGACCGTTATTAAGCACACGACCGGCGCTTACTCGTCACCAACGGTTAATGGTGGTAGTCAGACCGGCACGACCCTTGTGGTCAATGCCCTGTCCGGCCCGCTTAACCAAGGCGACATCATCACAATCGCTGGCGTGAACGCGGTCAACCGCATCACCAAAGTGACAACGGGATCTTTACAGCAGTTCGTTGTAACGGCTACCGCTGCTGCTGGTGCAACAAGCCTCTCCATCTATCCTGCAATCGTGCCTCCTTCCGGTGGTTCGCAAGTGCAGTATCAGACGGTTGATGCGTCACC